GCGAAAAGGCTTACAATCTCAACACTTACTATTCCACTGAAGCACAAGCGGATTCTGCAGCTAGTTGGTATTCCAACGCTTTTTCTGATACTAATTTCCGTTTTGAAGTTGATTTTTTATTAGACGCACAAGATTCGGCGGCTTTAACGAGACTAGCAACCACGGACACAAACGGAACTTTTAACACAAACAGTTTTGGCGTATTGTTATTTGGTGGTGGCCATAGCGGATTGTTTAATATTTACTATCGAGCACCCGGTGCTGTGTCGGACACGATTGTGCCGTGTATTGGTGAAGGTATACAAGTTAACGCTACGCCTGAATCAACTTTTTGTACTATGTATTTCACGCCAGCAAACGTATATTCACAGTTTATTTTAAACAACACTTATTTTGGTGTTTTAGATACCGACCGACTCGGCTGGTAAAGGAGAAAATATGCCCAATCCAAACACGGCCTTTTCGTCCGGTGCAATTCTGACAGCAGATCAGCAAAACCGCTTTCCCCGTGGCGTCATGGCATACAACACCGCTACGGCATCAGATACAACTATTACGGCAGAAGAAGTACAGATCACAGGCTCGTCGTTTACCGCTGTCGCTGGCCGTTATTACAAAGTCACTTACTTCGAGCCGAACCCGACCGGCGGAACTGGCTACTTCGGCTTTCGCATCAGACAAACCAACCTCGCTGGTACACAGCTCAACCTTGCGTATCAAACCGCAGGAACAGGCATTGAACGACAGTCACACATAATCTGGGTGGGCACATTTTCGGCAGGAACAGTCAATGTCGTTGCCACTGCTACACAAACTGCTGGCACAGGAACACTTGCTCGAAGTGCAACAACCGTCGCATATCTTTTAGTAGAAGACATAGGACCAACATGATCATTTACATCGCAGGCGACACCGCCGAAGAACAAACCGAAAACTGCCGATGGGCAATCAAAACATATTTGAACGAGTCGGATTGGACACAGATCCCGAACAACCCGTTAACGCCTGAATACTCGGCAGAATGGGCTGTGTACCGTCAAGAGTTGCGTGACTTCATGGCGACATGGACACCGAGCAACGAAGCCGACCTACCAGATCCGCCGATGCCATGAAAACGCTTGCCGTGATCGCCGCCCTCGCCATTGCACTAATGCTGGTCATTACCAGCTGTAGCGACCGCACTCGAGACAACTGCCAAACCCAACCCACAGCTCAAAGGTGCAACCAATGAAAAAGTACACAAACTCAGAAATTAAAGCCCGACTAATTCTTATCGTTGGTATTGCTTTAGCCGTAGCGTTTCTAGGTTCAACTGCAGCTTTGTTGTACGGCCTGCTATTTGTAATTCAACCTTTGGAAGTCTCACCTAATGACGAATCAGCCTGGGCATTACTATCACCAATGATGTTGTTTCTTACCGGTGCTTTATCTGGAATTTTGGCAAGTAACGGCCTTAAAGACAAGGGAGACAAACAAGATGACTGACTACCCAGTACTACCCCTAATCATGCCAACCGACCTAGAAGGTCAAAAAAACGGCGAAATCAAACCAGCCCTATTACGCGACATCAAAGCCCCAAACGGCAAACTGCACAGCCTTGCGGCTACCGCATGGAACGCGCTACAGCTCGCCGCGTATTTTGACGGAATAGAACTTAAGCACGTCGGCGCATACCGCCCACTAACCCAACAGACAGCCCTGTTTAATGAACGGTACGAAGCCAAACCCAACTTTCGTAAACCTCAAGTGACCCGCAAATACAACGGGCAAGTGTGGTTCCTGAAACAAGGTTTCGCCCCAGCAGGCACACCTGGTACGAGCAACCACGGCTGGGGGCTCGCCATTGATGTCGCGTCAGCCTCAGGCAAACGACTTGAATGGTTACTCGGCGACGGATTCTCGACCAGCAACGCGCTCAAATTTGGGTTCTCATGGGAAGTCAAAAACGGTGCTAACGCTGAAGCATGGCATATTCGCTATGTCTGCGGAGACAGCCTGCCACAAGCCGTCCTAGATGCCATAGCGGCTTTTCCTACACTCGACGTGCGGTGACTTGACATTTGGTCTGGGAGTCGGTCTAATGACTGACAACCAAGTGCGTCCCGTAATAGTGGGACCCCGACCGCAGGAGGAAGCAATGCAACCATCCCTTTTTGACGTTCTCGAAGTCCCAGCCGAGAAACTCAAATACGAAGCCTTCAAAGAAGCAAACCCGTGGGTCATTGAACGACTTACCAAAATGTGTTACGCGTTGTACAACAACGGCCACAACCACTACGGCATTGGCGCTCTTGTAGAAGTCTTACGCTTTCAGCACTCAACCACTTACGACCCGAACAGTGAGTTCAAGTTTAACAACAACTATCGCGCCTTTCTGGCACGCGAAATCATGCAAAACAACCCAATGCTTGAAGGATTCTTCAGCACCCGCAAATCAGTTGCGGACCTATCAGAGGACTACTAAATGAACCTTAAACGACTAACCTTTTTAGCCTTAGGCACTTACGCAATGCTGGCAGTCTGGGCGATCACAGGCGTTCAGGAATCGTCACCGATGCTTACTATTGCGCCCCGGCAAACAATCACATTGCAAGAGCTGACACCCGAACAACTCGAAGATCGCGTTGAAGAGCTGACAACGACTACGACCACCACCACGACGCAACCAGTGACAACCCTTGCGCCGTTTGACCCAGACACCAAATGCCAAGAATGGTTTCCTGCAGCGATCTCGGTTGGCTGGCCCAACAACACTGAGACATTGCAAAAACTAGGTCGCCTGCTTTGGAAAGAAACCCGATGCCTGAACATCACACCGATGTCTAGTGACCCTGAACTGGCAGACCGTTTTAACGGCCACGACCACGGGGTCGCTCAGATCAACGAGATCCATACCAAGTACGTGGAGCAAGTGTTCAATATGCCGTTTGCTGAAGCCATGTCAGACCCGACACTCAACCTTAGGTTTGCCTACCTGCTTTATTCCGATATTGCTGAGGGTGGCGGTTGCGGATGGAAACCTTGGCGACTGTGCTAGACCGCTGGTGGGATTACGCAGCTTGTCGAGGCATGGACCTCAACCTGTTCATCTTTGAACCGGGCGAACGGTACTCACGCAAGAAAATTGCTGAAGCAAAAGCCGTTTGCGCGACCTGCATCGTTAGGCCGTCTTGCCTCGCCGAGTCCCTCAAATATTCCACGACCCAGCTTGAGTGTTACGGCATTTGGGGGGGTCTCACATGGAAAGAACGACGCCAACTACAATCCGACACAAACCCAGCCACACCGCTGGTGTACCGTGACGGCAAATACCGACAAATTAAGGAGCCCCGACCATGACCAAAGAACTTGCGGAATTGACCGCCATGATCTCCAAAGCCGATATTGCGATGAAAGCATCTATCTGGGAGATTGAACGCCTTAGAGACGACGTGGCGATGCTTAGAAAGGCGCTCTTTGAGTTGGCTTATGTTGCCGAGGAAAACGGCATCTATCTGTCTAACCTCACCCGGTCAACTCAAGATGCGATCGTGGCCATGCGTCTGGGCGGTTTTAAATGAACTGCAACATTTGCGCGTCAGGTTTTAATTCTGCCGATATTCGGATGCGTACAGAGTTACGCGGCATCTGTCTCAAATGCGCCGAAGAGTTTGGTTTTCAAGGAATGACAGTTGAGGAAACTGCTCGCTGTGTCTCCATGATTCGAGTCGTTAATCAACTTAAAAACCAAACGCCTGCACAGGCCCGACACTTAAAGGACATGGAGTCATGAGTTTTAACCCAGCCGACTACGCATCAGTACAAGAACGCCTCCCATTGTTTTGGAAAGACTGCCCACGCGGACGCATCGTCACCGAAATCATTGTGGACGACGGCACACGCATTGTCATGAAAGCATCGTTATATGCCGACATTGCTGACCCAGTACCGACAACGACAGGGTTTGCTGAAGAGGTCCGCGGGTCGTCAATGGTCAACAAAACGAGCGCGTTAGAGAACTGTGAAACCTCGGCCGCTGGACGCGCACTTGCGAACTACCAGTATCAGGGCTCTAACAAACGTGCCTCACTGGAGGAAATGGTCAAGGTGTACCGCCAAGGGCAAGAACCACAAACAACAACTAACGCGCCACAAGCTGCACAACCACGCACCCAAACCATCGGATCATCGGGTGAACCGCCGACCGCCAAACAACTTGGGATGCTTCGAGCTAAAAACTGGGAGGGTGCAGTTCCTGCGACTAAGCGTGAAGCGTCCGAACTCATTGATCGGCTAATGCACGGTGGCTGAAATATTAGAAGCCGATTTCCAAAAGACCGTTATAACATTGGCTAAATTGCATGGTTGGCGCGTCATGCACACACACCCAGCTTTAGTGCGACCGGGCAAATGGGTCACACCGAACACAGGCAACCAAGGCTTCCCCGATTTAGTCATGACCCACCCTTTTAGAGGCACCATCTTTGTTGAATTAAAAGGTGCTAAAGGTGTCGTCAGTAATTTGCAGTGGGACTGGATTAACGCGCTTGAAGACTCGGGCGAAGAGGTACACGTTTGGCGGCCTAAAGACCTAGACAAAATCAGCGAACGACTAGCAAGGAAACCCAACGATGACTGAGTTCATGCAACCAATCAACCCAATGCGGATTACTACAGGAAGCGACGAATGGTCGTTTAAAACTCCAGTGTTTGCAATCGCCGTACAGGATGAGAAAGTTACCTTTCTGACAATCAACGGCTACTTTTACCCACCCGAAAAGATCAAGTTCGCCGAGATGAACATTAACGGCCAATGGGTTGCACTCGAATCCCACAAGTACCCAACCGTTAACCCTGCTTGATATCCACAGGGGAGCGCGTCTAGCCTCCCATCACAACTGACACCATCAGCTCCTAACGAGAGGAGCATTAGCCCTTGCAGGAATCTGACCCCTGCTCTGGGAACACTCGGTAACGAGGGTAGACGGTCGCGCCTAGTGACCGATCAGCGTTCAAACGTACATTGCGAATGGTTGTCCACCGAACACAAATAGACAGGCTCCCATGGGCTACTTACCCAAAATAGTGGGGGACACAAACCACACGCGCAACCCATGACAAACGACGACAACCGAGCGAGTGCCCTTCTCGCTTGGGCGTCAGTATCTTTTGACCTTGACCTATGCTCTTGACATGAGCGGCAACCCCATCTACGGAACCAAACAATGGAAACAACTACGGGCCCAAGTCATCCAAGACGAACCCGTCTGCCACTGGTGCAGGCGAAAACCCTCCACACAAGCAGACCACGTCATAGAAGTCGACGCCGGCATAGACCCATACGACAGAACCAACATCGT